TCTGAAATCATTACAGAAAGAATTCAGGGACTAAGAGCAACTAAAAATTATTTACCTAGAAACGAACAGGGATTATGTAGTAAAATCAATAGTTTAGACAATGTAGACCTGTTTGAAGGTAGATGGTTGATTCTAACTAGAACCATTTCTAGAGCAAAAGAAATATGTAATCTATTAAAAGTTACAGGTCTTTACCATGAAAATAAAAACAGAAAAAGTTATGACACTAAATTATACAAAGCCATTATCAATCATAGCAAATGGTTGAATGGTGAGGATGTTCCTGATGCTGCCTTACAGGACATCAAAGAGTATATGGGTGAAAGAGAATTAAAAAAAGATCTAAAATGGTATGAATGTTTTGATACCGCTTCTGCAGATGAGAAAATTTATATTAGATTAATGTTATCTCATGGAGAAAAATTAAGTGAGGAAGCTAGAATTAAAGTATCTACTATCCATGCAGCCAAAGGAGGTGAATGTGAAAACGTAATACTGGTATTAGATAATGCTAAAAAAATAAGAGAAGCTACGGCTCACAGTATGATAAAGCGTGACGAAGAACACAGAGTATGGTATGTAGGGTGTACGAGAGCAAAAAGAAATTTATATTTAATGAGAGCAAAAATAGAAAGGAAGGGTTACCAGTTATGACACATAAAGATATGTTTGAAGATTCATTTCCACAAGATAAACAAATCGGTGGATCCCATTATAAAAAATTTCATATTCAACCGTATGAATTTATTTCAAAGAATGCTTTATCATTCTTCCAGGGCAACGTAATTAAATACGTTTGCAGGTATAAGAACAAAGCAGGGATACAAGACCTTGAAAAAATAATTCATTACTGTGAGTTAGAAATAAAAACAATGAAAGATATGAAAAAAAAATGAATCCTTTTTTACAAATAAGATTAAAGTTAGCTGCTGCAATTAAAAGAGCAGAAAGACTTTATAAAGAAAACCAAATAATGAAAAGAAGATTACTTAAATATGAAAAGCAAGGTATGCTTTACCACAACAACAAGAAAGGTTTAAATGAAAGTACCAATATTTGAAGCCCAGACAGAGTGGATTGAACCTGAGTCTTATCCAGATTTAAGATCCTATGATGAAATTGCTATTGACTTAGAGACAAGAGATCCTGATTTAAAATCTAAAGGTAGTGGTGCAATCATTGGTAATGGAGAAGTTGTAGGAATCGCTGTAGCTGTACCTGGTAGAAAATTTTATTTCCCCATTGCTCACGGATCAGGGCCAAACATGGATCGTAAGAAAACTTTAGAATGGTTTCAAGATATTTTAAATACACCTGCATTAAAAATATTTCATAATGCAATGTATGACGTTAGCTGGATTAGATCTATGGGTTTAAAAATTCAAGGACAAATCGTAGACACTATGATTGCAGCGTCTTTAATTAATGAAAATAGATTTAGGTTTGATTTAAATAGTTTAGGTTGGGATTATTTAGGTCACGGTAAGAATGAGTCCGCACTTAATGAAGAAGCAAAGTCTAGAGGATTAGATCCTAAAGCAGATATGTGGCAGCTCCCGGCGCTTCATGTTGGAGCCTATGCCGAAAAAGATGCAGAACTTACTTTAGAACTTTGGCAAATGTTTAAAAAAGAAATTACCGATCAAGACGTAGAATCTATTTTTCAACTTGAGACAGATCTGTTTCCTTGTTTGGTAGATATGAGATTTCTTGGGGTAAGAGTAGACGTTCAAAGAGCCCATGAATTGAAGCAAGCATTAGTAATAAAAGAAGAAAACTTACTCCAACAAATAAAAATAGAAACAGGAATAGAAGTTCAGTTAATGGCTGCAAGAAGTGTTGCCAAAGTTTTTGATAAATTAAATTTAACTTACGATAGAACTGCGAAATCAAATGCTCCATCCTTTACTAAAAATTTTATTGCTAATCACGAACATCCTATTGTTAGAATGATTGCTGAGGCTAGAGAAACTAATAAAGCACATACTACGTTTATAGATACCATAATTAAACACGAATATAAAGGTAGAATTCATGCGGACATTAATCAAATAAGATCTGATCAAGGTGGAACTGTAACAGGTAGGTTTAGTTACAGTAATCCTAATTTACAGCAGCTTCCGGCTAGAAATAAGGAACTTGGACCTATGATTAGATCTATATTTATTCCAGAAGAAGGTTGTAAGTGGGGTAGTTTTGATTACTCACAACAAGAACCTCGTCTTGTTGCACACTACGCAGCCCTTCATAAATTTCCCTCTGTTAATGATGTCATTGATAGTTATGAAAATGATACATCAACGGACTTCCACCAGGTAGTTGCGGACATGGCTAAGATCCCTAGATCTCAAGCCAAGGTAATTAACCTGGGACTTTTTTACGGTATGGGTAAAGCAAAGTTACAGGCAGAACTTGGGGTATCAAAAGAAAAGGCAGCAGAATTGTTCGAGACGTACCACGCTAAAGTTCCCTTCGTTAAGCAACTAACTAATAGTGCTTCTAATCGTGCCCAGGAGCGTGGCCAGATTCGAACCTTACTGGGACGATTATGTAGGTTTCATTTATGGGAGCCTAATCAATTTGGTATGCATAAAGCATTGCCTCATGAAGATGCCTTACAGGAACATGGACCAGGGATAAGAAGAGCATATACTTACAAAGCATTAAACAAATTAATTCAAGGAAGTGCAGCAGATATGACAAAAAAAGCTATGTTAGATTTATATAAATCAGGTATAGTTGCTCATATACAAATACATGATGAACTGTGTGTTTCTGTTAGAGACAAAGAACATGCAGAACAAATAAAAGAAATCATGGAGAATGCTGTCACTTTGGAAGTACCCAACAAAGTAGATGCAGAATTAGCAGAAAATTGGGGTGATATTAATGGTTGATTATGGCTTATTTAAATGCGAACATACCGCCGCTTTACGCACAAATAAAAAAGGAGTATCTATATGATTTTAAAAAACATAAAGGAGAAGTTGAAGATTGTATTATCTTTGGCATTACATCTATGGGAGGCCGTGCGATTTTATGGCATGCCCTTATGGAAAATGGTGCGGTCTTTTATAGGCTCCCAATTTCGGCTTTTATTCAACGTGGTTATGAACCCGAGTCTGTTCCATCCCAGAGACTTGATGAACTGGAACTTTGGAATTCTTTTAGTTATTATCCTGCTGTTACTAGTTGGAATCTTTTAAGCGCAGCATCAGGCAAATATATAGGTAAAGATAAGAAATGGTACCACGGTAAGTATTTATTTACTATTGACTGGGCTCATCCAGAGGGTAATATAATCGACACCGATCATTCGGAAATTCCACACGAACATAAGTGTGCACACATTATAGCGTTAAATAATGGAAATTATGCTGCTCAACCCAATAACAGATGTATTTGGGACCTACCTTCATTTACAGTCAAGGATAATATTCCTGATTGGAAGGTTCAAACTAATGAATGGAACGTAGAAGATTCCGGTAAGTGGAAAACACAAGACACGGATAACTTCTTTTACGAAATAGAGGAGAAAAAATAATGAAACAATGTAAGCAATGTAAAAATGAATTTGAACCAAAAGATGAATTTGATATTTTTTGTGGTCAAGATTGTAAAGAAGAAGCGTTAGCAGAATTAGATTCTGATTCAGACGAGTGTTTATCATGTCAATAATGGAGGGTGCCTATATGCAACCAGGAGATATGAATTACAAGTTTACAGCCATTTTAATAGTAGCTATATGTTTATTAGCACTATTTGGTGGACCGGCTAGATGAAATTTATTTTAATAATGAGTTTGTGTTCTTTTATAAATAATCAATGTTTATCACCAGTCCAAATTGATGGTGATTATAGTTCTTGGAAAGAATGTACACTTGCTGCACTAGAATTATCTAAAGAAATAATAATTGCACAAGAAAATACTTTTATTAATGACAATAAAGTAGCAACTAGATTTATATGTGAGGAGATAAATAAAGTTTAAATGAGAATAAATGATAATACAAATATTGGTCTTCCATTACGTAACTTAATTGGTTTGATCGCAGCAATAGTGATTGGTGCGTGGTTTGCCTTTGGTGTAATTGAAAGATTAAATCAACTTGAGACTAAAAACAAACTGTTTGAAAAAGATTTACTAGAAGCATCAGTTCAAAAACCAATTGACCAGGAACAGTTCATGATCCTTGAATGGCAAGCAAAACAAATAGAGAAGATGCAAAAACAATTAGAAGATAATGTACACACAGGTGTAATGTTAAAACAACATTCAGCAGAAATTGCAAAATTAAAAAAAGATTTAGAAAAATTAAAAGATGCAACAAGGGATATAAAATTTAGCAATGGGAACGGTGCTCATTAATGACAAAATTAGTAATAGCTTTATGTTTATTTTTAAATGGTCAACTTGTTGAGCATAGAGTACAAGAATCAATGGGTACTTGTCTTAAAATGAAGAGAGAAGCCAGTAGAAATATGAATATGGATAATAAACAATTGATATGTGGTGAAGTAGAAGCTATTATTTCAATTAATGTTGACGGAAGCGAAAGTATTGATAAGATCATCATAGAATCAAAATAATGAACCTTTCCAAAAATTTTAGTTTAAAAGAACTTACCAAATCAGATTATGCTATTCGTAATGGTATTGCTAACGAACCTAACATGGATCAAATTGTTAGACTTAAAGAATTATGTAATGAAATA